TCGAGTTCGTCCTGCGACCCGCCAAGTCACCGCGGGTCACCGCCCGGCAGGTGGCGGCGCATCTTGGGATCAGTCGCGCCAGCTACTACCGGACGGTGGCCGCGGCAATGGACCGGATTGCCACCTCTTGACGTGAGACAAAACCCGTGTATATTCCGCAGTTGATGTCACGCTGCGCGTGATGTCTCCCCCCCCCATAGACGCCTCGGTGACTTCCCCACCGGGGCGTCGCCTTTTGTGGCTCCTGTCTGTCTGTCTGTCTCCTCCTCCCTTCTCCTGTGGGTGGTTGGCCCCGGTAAACGGGGCTTTTTTTATGCCCGTTGCCATTAAAGCCGAGGTCGACCTGCAATCCGCCCTGCGCGGGCTGGATACGTCAAAGGCTACGATTAGGCGGGCAGCAATCGATGCGCTCAACCGCAGCGCCGAACAGGGACGCACCGCATCGGTACGGGATATAACCGGCACGTTCAACCTGCAATACGGGTTCGTGCGCGGGCTAATTTCGGTGCGGAAAGCCAGCTATGCGCGTGACCGCCTGGAAGCGGCGCTGGTCGTACGCGGCACGGATCGGTCGTTCAACCTGATTCGTTACGTGGAGCGGCGCATCACACTGGCCGAAGTCAGACGCCGACGCCGAAACCAGACGCAAGGCGTCTACGTCAAGGTCAAACGACGTGACCGGCTGGCGCTGGTCAAGGGCGCGTTTATAGCCAACTCTGGCCGTACCGTATTCCGGCGCGTCGGTCCTAAGCGATTGCCTATCGAACCGCTGCAATCGATAGGCGTCGGACAGGCGATGATCTCGGACATCGGCTACGCAAAACTATCGGGCGCAGTACGTGACTCGTTCGTCACTAACCTGCTTCGACAGTTAAAGCGCAGGAATATCAAATAGTTAGGGTCCTTCCAGGGCAAGTGTTGCGCGGGTGCAACGACGCCCGGAATTGCCCTAGCGCCAGCACCTATCGGTTTTTCGTACTAATAGGCGTAAGCTATCGAAAATGGCGATACTGACGCAGGAACAGGCGGCCGAGGTGATTGGAATCTCGACTCGGCGGTTGCAGCAGATTCTGCGCGCTGGCGACGGGCCGGTTGTAAAGGCGTCCGGGCAGTTCGAGGCGCGGGAGATTGGGGTCTGGTATCGGGCGCGGATCATGTCCGAGCTTGGCGTGGCCGGCGACGGGCAGGCGTATGACTACGACGCGGAGCGCGGCCGGTTGACCAAGGCGCAGGCGGACAAGACGGAGCTTGAGGCGGCGGAGCTTGCCGGTCGATTGGTCCGGGTCGACGACATCGAAACGGAATGGGGCCGGATGCTTGGGGCGATTCGGGCGCGGTTGCTGTCGTTGCCGACGAAGGCTGCGCCGACGGCGCGGGCGTCGGTTAATGACGATGAGGCGGCGGCGCTGATCGAGGCGGAGGTTTTGGAAGCGTTGCAGGAGTTGTCAAGCGATGGGATTCCACAGGCGACTAGGGAGCGCAGAGGACGTCAGCCGGAAGATGCGGCAGGTCCTGAAACCGCCTCCGAAGTTGACCGTGAGCCAATGGGCGGACCAGTACCGACGACTAAGCGCCGAAAGCTCGGCGGAGCCGGGGCGGTGGCGGACTGACCGCGCGCCGTTTCAGCGCGGGATCATGGACGCGCTGAACGACCCGCGAATCCGCGAGATCGTGGTCATGAAGTCGGCGCAGGTTGGCGCGACGGAGATCATCGGGAACGTCGTCGGGTATCACATCGACCGCGATCCCGCGCCGATCCTGTTGATGCAGCCGACGCTTGACATGGCGGAAGCGTGGTCGAAGGACCGTCTTGCTCCGATGGTTCGGGATACCCCGGTTCTACGCGGCAAGATCAAGGATGCGCGGTCGCGGGATAGCGGGAATACGCTGTTGCACAAGCAGTTTCCCGGCGGGCACGTCACGATGGCGGGGGCCAATTCGGCCGCGTCGTTGGCATCGCGGCCGATACGCGTCGTGCTGTGCGATGAGGTAGACCGCTACCCGGTGTCGGCAGGCACGGAAGGCGACCCGGTATCGTTGGCCCGCAAACGGTCGGCGACGTTCTGGAATCGCAAGTTGGTGATGGTTTCGACGCCGACGATCAAGGGCGCGTCGCGGATCGAGACGGCATTCGAGGCCAGCGACAAACGCTATTACCTGGTGCCGTGCCCGCACTGCGGTACGTTTGATCGGTTGACGTGGCCGAATGTCCAGTATCCGGCCGGATCGCCGCGTGATGCCTATTACGCTTGCCCGCATTGTGGTGGCGTGATCGGCGATGCCGACAAGTTGCGAATGTTGCGCGCTGGGCGATGGGAGGCGACGGCGGAATCGGACGGTGTGGCCGGCTTCCATATCTGCGAACTGTATTCGCCATGGGTAACGTTCGGCCAGATGGCGGCTGCGTTCGTCGAAGCGAAACGAACACCGCAGACGTTGCAGACGTGGATCAATACGTCACTGGGCGAGACTTGGGTCGAGCGCGGCGACGCGCCGTCCTGGGAACGGGTTTTGGCGCAGCGCGCCGACTACGAGTCGGGGCAGGTTCCCGACGGCGTGCTGGCCCTGACGGCGGGGGTCGACGTACAGAAAAACCGATTGGTCTACGTCGTTCGAGGGTTTGGTCGGGAGATGTTCTCGGCGCTGATCGAGCACGGCGAACTGTACGGCGACACGGATCAGCCGGAAGTCTGGACGCGGCTAGGCAACCTGCTGGCGGAGCGGTGGGGCGGCGACGATCAGGGGTTGTCGTTGATGATGGTCGATAGCGGATTCCGCAGCGATCACGTGTACGGGTTTGCCAGGCGCTTCCCGCAGGTCCGCGCGACCAAAGGGCACGACACGTTGTCGGCTCCGGTCAAGTCGTCGCGCATCGACGTGACTGTTCGCGGCGCGGTGGTCAAGCGCGGCCTGCAGTTGTGGCACGTCGACAGTTCGTATTTCAAGGCGTGGGTGCATTCGCGCATCGAATGGCCGATAGATCAGCCCGGCGCGTGGGTGCTGCCGCAGGACGTGGCCGACGAATACTGCCGGCAGCTCGTCGCGGAATCGCGGATCACGCTGCCGTCTGGCCGGCGGGTCTGGAAACAGTCGTCGCCGGATAACCATTACCTGGACGCCGAAGTGCTGGCGACGGCTGGCGCGTACATCTTGCAGATTCATCGGATGCGGGCGCAGCCGCCCGTAGCGCCGCAGGCAAGTGAGCCCGTAGCGGCGGCGATGGCGCAGCAAAAACCGGAACCGTTGCCCAAGCCGTCGTGGATGCCGCCGCGCCGTGGCGGATTCGTCAAGAGGTGGTGATCTGATGCTCGATGCAATTACCGCCGGCGATACGCTGGCGTTCACCGAAACGGTGGCGGACTACCCCGCTTCCGCCGGCTGGACGCTGACGTATCGACTGGTGCCGCGTGCGACGGGCGGGGCGGCGATCACGTTTTCGGCGTCGGCGTCGGGCGATGCCTACGCCGTGTCGGTTGCCGCCGCAACGACGGCGACCTGGGCGGCCGGCGACTACGGATGGTCGTCCTACGTATCGAAAGGGCTTGAGCGGTATTCGGTTGGCGGCGGCCAGGTCGAAATTTTCCCGGACCCGGCGACCGTTGCGGTTGGAACGGATCGGCGGTCGCACGCGCAGAAGATGCTGGATGCCATCGAGGCCGTGCTTCAGGGCCGCGCCACGTCGTCGCAGGCCGAATACCGGATTGGCGAACGGCAACTGAAGCATATCGAGCCGGATGTGCTAGAGGCGTGGCGCGACAAGTATCGGCGCGAAGTGCAACGCGAATTGCGCGAAGCGCTTGGCATCCGCAGCAATGACGTATTTGTGAGGTTCGGCCGTGTTTGAACGCGCAAGGATGTCGGTCGCGCGCTGGATCGCGCCGAAAACCGCCCGCCGGGTGCCGCAGGGCGTTTCCGGCCGTTCCTATGCGTCGGCGGCCGGCAATCGGCTAACTGGCGGGTGGACCGGCTCCGATTCGTCTGCCGACGCCGAACTGGCATCGTCATTGCGGACGATGCGGGGGCGGGCGCGGGCGCTGGTCCGCGACGCGTCGTACGCCAAGCAGGCGATGCGGCTGGTAATCAACAACGTCGTCGGCACGGGCATCGGGATGCAGGCGCAGGTCCGTAGTTCGCGCGGGCGGTTGTTTGATCGGGTCAATGACGACATCGAGTCGGCATGGCGCGAGTGGTGCCGCGCGTCGTCGTGCCATACCGGCGGCGTATTGCAGTTTACGGCGATGGAACGCGCGCTAATAGCGCAGGTTTTCACGGCGGGCGAGGTGTTCGTGCGGCTGCATATGCAGCCGTTCGGCGATTCGCGTATCCCGCTGGCGCTGGAGGTGATCGAGGCCGAACGCATCGCCGACGAGTTTCTGATCGCTACGCGCGTCGATGAACCCGCGCGGCTTGGAATCGAAACCGATTCCTACGGCCGTCCGCTGGCGTATTGGCTGCGGCAACGTCATCCGGGCGATGTTGGGATGTACGGCACGGATCGTGACCGTCTGGTGCGGGTGCCGGCCGACCAGATGATGCACCTTTACGTCGCCGACCGCTGGCCGCAACGGCGCGGCGAACCGTGGCTGCATACGGCCGCCAAGCGGCTGCACGATATGGACGGCTACAGCGAGGCGGAGATCGTCGCGGCGCGCGGTGCGGCATCGTACATGGGGATCATCGAATCGCCGGAACCGGACAACCTCGGGCCGGATTCTGCGGCGGCCGATGCGGGGCAGTACGAGGCGGAGTTGGAGCCGGGGATGATTCGGCGGCTTGCGCCGGGCGAAACCTTCAAGGCGTTCGACCCGTCGCGGCCAAACGGACAGATGGACCCGTTCATGCGAATGATGCTGCGCGAAGTCGCGGCCGGCGCAGGCGTGTCCTACGAGTCGCTATCGCGCGATTACAGCCAATCGAACTACAGCAGTTCGCGCCTTGCGCTGCTCGACGACCGCGACGTATGGCGCGTCCTGCAGCAGTGGTTCGTGACGACGTTCCGCGAGCCGCTGCACCGGATCTGGATGCAACAGGCGATGCTAGCGCGCGCAATCCCGTCGATTAGTGTCGACGAATACATGCTTGGCCCACGCAAGTTCGACGCCGTGGCGTTCAAGCCGCGCGGATGGTCGTGGGTCGACCCGACGAAGGAAGTCCAGGCGTTCAAGGAGGCGGTGCGCGCCGGGTTTACGACCGTGACGGACGTCATTGCGCAGACCGCCGGCGGCATGGACATCGAAGACGTGATGTCGACGCGCCGTCGCGAACTTGATCTGATGGATGAGATGCAGATCGCCGTCGATACCGTTCCGCAAGATCCCGCCGCGTCTACGGCGGCCAAACCGATGCGCGATGACGCGGCGGAGCCGGAAAACAACTCCGGCCCGGCGCGCATCGTGCCGATCAGAGGGTGAACATGAAGAAGGACATCAACGCGCCGCCGCTGCGACGGGACGCGACGGCTCTGCCGGTCGAGATCCGCAAGGACGAGGGCGGCGCGACGCGGCTTGCGTTTTCGGCGTCGTCCGAGTTGCCGGTCGAGCGGTGGTTCGGCGTCGAAATCCTGTCGCACGAACGCGGCGCGATGAAGGATGATCGACTGCGGCGCGGCGCGGTCCCGCTGCTGTTCAATCACAACTGGGACGATCCCATCGGCATGGTGGATCGGGCCGAGTTGCGGAACAAGAAACTGGTAGTCGATGAGGCGCATCTATTCGATACGGCGCGCGGCCGCGAGGTCGCGACGATGATCGAGGGAGGACTGCGCAACGTATCCATTGGCTACCAGTTGCTGGAACTTTCGGTCGGGGAGCGGGAGGACGACCCGTACATCGCCACGCAGTGGGAACTGCTGGAGGTGTCGGTTGTCACGGTCCCCGCCGATCCAACGGTCGGCGTCGGTCGCAGTACCGATGCCGAAGCGAAACCCGTCCGTATCAGGACGATCCCTGCGGCACCCGCCGCCCGCTCATTTACAAGGAGTAATTCCGTGAGCGATCAGCCCAACGCCCCGGCGGGCGCAGCCGCCGATATCGAAGTTCGCGAATCCGTGCAGTCGCCGCAGGCAGCGCCGGTCACCGGCAAGTCGGCGGCCGACCTCGAGGCGGATCGGCGAAACGCCATCGTCAACCTCTGCCGCGCCAATCGGCTCGACGAGCGCATTCAACACCACTGGATCAGCACGGGCGCGAGCCTGGGCGAGATCGCCGACGACATGGTGCGAATCATGGCCGAACGCTCGAAGCTGACCCCGGAATCCCCGGCGATGCTCGGAATGGAGCAGGCCGAGGTGCGGCGGTACAGCCTGACCCGCGCCCTGCGCGCGTCGATCAGCGGCGACTGGTCGAAAGCCGGGCTTGAACTCGAGGCGCACAAGTCGGTCATGGGCCGCATCAACAAGTCGCCGCGTGCCGCCAATTCGTTCTTCGTTCCGCTGGACGTTCAGCGGTCGGGCGGGATGCAGCGCGACATGACCGTCGCCGGCGTGTCGGGATCGAACTATCTGGTTCAGACCGACAACCTGCCCGGCAGTTTCATCGACATGCTGCGGAACCGTTCCGTCGCGCTGCGTCTCGGCGCGACCCGTCTGTCCGGGCTTGTCGGCAACGTCACGATCCCGAAGCAGACCGCTGCGTCGACCGCCTACTGGCTGGCCGACGAAGGCACGCAGATCACCGAATCGCAGCCGACCATCGGCCAAGTTTCGCTGATCGCCAAGAACGTCGCCGCGCTGACCGAGGTCAGTCATCAACTGATTTCGCAGTCCGCGCCGTCGGTCGAGCAACTGGTCATGTCGGACCTGGCGGCCGTCGTTGCGCTGGCCGTCGACGTTGCGATCCTGCGCGGTTCCGGCGCATCGGGGCAGCCGCAGGGCATCGTCGGCACGGCCGGCGTCGGTTCGGTCTCGGGCACGTCGCTGGCGGCGGCCGGGGTTCTGGAGTTTCAGTCGGACGTGGCGGCAAACAACGCGCTGATGTCCGGCTGCGCCTACGTCACGACGGCGGCCGTCGCGTCGCTGCTGTCGCAGCGGCCGGAACTGCCGACTACCGGCACCGAGCGGCTGTGGAAGGGCAACTTGCTGGATGGTTCGCTGTTCAGCTTCCCGGCGATGACCTCCAACCAGATGTCGGCGGCGACGATGCTGTTCGGCCACTGGCCGTCGGTCATCCTCGGCGAATGGGGCGTCCTCGAACTGATGACGAACCCCTATAGCGACTTCACCCGCGGCCTGACCGGTCTTCGCGCCTGGTACACCTGCGATGTGGCGGTGCGCCATCCGGGTGCGTTCTCGTACTCGTCCTCGATTACCTGAGCGTCATGAAGATCGTGGTTCAGCGTGCATTCCTGTTGGGAGGTGTGCGCCAGGAGCCCGGCACGACGGTGGAGGTCGCCGACCCGCTCGGCATCGAACTCGTCGCGATGGGCAAGGCCGACCGGGCTGCGGGCGAACCCGCGCCCGGTCGGGGACGGATGACCACGACCAGCGTTGCGGCACTTGTCAGCGGCCCGGTGGCAGCGCAGCAGGCAACACCTGTTGCGCCGCCGCCGGCACCCGTTGCCGATGTG